TCTAATCTATTAATAGACATTCCAGTATTAGAAACAGATAACAGCAGTTCTGAAGAAAGACAAGCCTCATCAAACCAGGCTCAATCTATAACATCTAATGTTAAAGTTATTGTTCCAGAAGTTTATAAAGTATCAATTTCATTTGAAAGCTTGATACCAGAAACACAAAACTTAATGATTGAATCTGCCTTTCAAACTAGATCTAACGGAGCTGCTAATGCTGCTCCACCTGCTCCTCCAAGTATTGGCGCAGGAGCTGCTCAAAGCAGAAACTTAGGCAATGTACCAATAGGTTTTTAATTATGTCAACAGTTACTGAAATTGGTTTATATATTAGCGAAATACCATCTTTAGCAGATGTTGAAAATATATCTTACGAAAACTTCTTTAAAATTCACATCTATAATGATGAGTTTACCTTTTTTAATTTACTAAAAAAGATTAACATACTTACAAACACTAACGATATTGACCCTGTATATTTTATTACCTATAATATGGACGTAGATATACCTTGGGTAGTTTTAAGTTATAAAATTTACGGCACTCTTAACTTGTGGTGGTTACTCTGTTTAGTTAATAATATTCAGGATGCAACTAAAAACCCTGAGTTAGGTTCTAAGGTTAAGGCTATTAAACCGCAGTATGTAAATACTATTATAAGTCAAATAAATACTCAACTAAGACAATAATATGTCAAATGAAATAGCTTCCAATCAGTATAATATTGTAACATATAATAATACCCAGTATGAATTTGAGTTAATACTTGTTAACGAGTATTTTAACGTTTTTATACCGCATAGTAATGTGGAAGCTATAGTGATTGAAGATGATTTAAACAACATATTTGTTTCTGCTACAATAGCTCTTAATAATTCTAGAAATAATCTAGATGTTTTTACAACTTATAAAAAAGGCCAAAAGCAAGTAATACAAAACAAGTCATATAATTTCTTAGGATCTGGTAACGACTATTTCTTGTTACATTTAAAACCAAAAACTCAAAATACTGAAAACGTAGACCCAAGTTCTTTAAAAAAGGATATTTTTAGTATTGATTTACAGCTAACTATTAAAGATGAAGATGAGATTATAGTAGGAGCTGGTGAGAAAAGAAGAATATTTTCATGTATGGATGTAAGAGAATATATCTTACAAACAGATAAGAGAGGTTTTTCCTCTATCAATGAACCAAACTTTGCTAGAAATAATTTTAGAGTAGAGCAATTAGATAATACTTCTAGAGTAGCTCCTTCTGGTGACATAATAAAGTATATTTTGCAGCAATCTTTAAAAGACACTAACCCTTTATTTGAAGAAACCTGGGACTCAGGTCAAAGCAAATTGTTTTATTCTTCACCTCAAGGTTTTTCTGCATATGATGACATAGAATATTTGTTAGACTACCACGTTGCTGCAGTAACAAAAGACAATAGCTTGTTAAAAATGCAGAGAAACGGAGTATTTTCATTTAGATCTTTAACTGATTACTTTTCTTATAATAGAGATGGAGAAAATGCAGGTCCTTTAATGCAAGACTTTTTTGCATATGAGGATAACGTTTCTAAACCTACAGACACAACTGCTCCTATTGACAAAAAAGAACTAGTAGGGCAATCTCCTATAAAATTCTCGTTTAAAAACATTACTAATCTAGCCAACTTACCTAATTTGCCTGAGTTTAATTTTCTTAACAGAACTGGTCTAGATGGTTACACCTATTTAATTTCTTATGGTGTTAATACCTATGATTTAGGTACAAAAAACTTTTATATACAGCAAGAAGTTAATCACGTTGATAATCAGAAGAAATTTATTGACGAGCATTACACAAAAAAATTTGGAGGAACTAACCCTACAACTTCTTATTACATCGACAATGTTAAAAAGAGTAACATTGTCTTTGAACCTAATTTTTGTTTACCAGTTGACTCTAATACCTTTCAAAAATACGGTTTAAATATAGCCTTAAAGAAATATATTGACTCTTCTCCATGCATTAGTTTTAATACAGAAGGATTTACTCATAGAGAAAGCGGTAGATTTATGAGTTTAGTTAATACTCAAATGGAAACAGAGTCTGTATTTGCTAATTTATTCTCTGGTGAATGGTTTGTTACTAAAGTAGTACATACTTTTAGTAAAGGAGGATATACAAATACTATTACTGGAGTAAAGACTTATTTCTATGATAAGGTTGCCACTCCAACAGCAGAAGAAGATCCTTCTCTTGCAGAGAAGATAAATAAGATTGAATCATTAGGATAATATGGCAAGCCAACCTCAAAATACAGGCATACCTTATATAATAGATCAGAATCTATTTAACACAATAGACTTTTTAATTGCAGCAGGTAATTTAAATGAGCTGGTTAAAACCTTTCCTAATGAAATATGTATAGCCTATTTGTATAATTTTACTAAAACTCAAAATGACCCTATAACCGCACAGGCATTATTTTTTAGAGAAATAAACAAGAATTTACTTAACCTAAAAAATAATTTTAAATGCTCTAAGAACCCTTTTGTAAAGCAATATAATTTTATTAGAGATAGTTTAAAGATTGGTTTAGATGAAGAAATAACAAAAGATTCTGCTGGCAATAATTATACAAGAATTAACCCTGATACCGGTAATTTGGAGATATTAGTTAACAACATTAACGATAAAAATAAAACTAGATTTGTAGAAGTACTAACTAATGTTACAGAAGAGGTTGAGGCAGTATTAGAGACTGTACAAGACAATTACGGTGAGAGTTCTTTGAGTGAAGAGTTTTGTTTATATTGGATAGACGTTTTTAATACCAGTCTTGAACAAGTAAAAGAAGAGTATCGTAAGCTTGACCCTGATTACGAAAAAGGTATATTTCAAACTCTTAGCGATAGCATTAGACTATACACAAGATACAAAGAAAACTTTGATGTTGTAAATGGACCGTTATCAGATCCATATTACGAATACAATCAATTGTTACCATGTCACTATCCTAGTTTTATTGGAGATAAGTTAGATGATGAGATGCAAAAACTGTTAATAGAATTCTCTACTAAAACTTCTTACATGCACAGAAACAGTTTACAGTATGTATATACTAACCCAGTAGTAGAATACCCTGCTGTTACTGCTCACGGAAATAACTTAGTAACTGATGACAAGTATTATGAGTATATTGGAACAATAAATGATTCCTTACTAGGATCTGTCAATAGCTATTTAGATTTAGGTGCCAGAATATTTGAATATAGAGTTTTGGTTGGTTTATCTACAGATGGGAATAAACAAGAAATTACCAAGGCCTTGATTGAGAAAATTGTACAAAATACTCTTTGTACAGTAGACTTTTTCCAACAATTATACCAAAACATTCAAGACCAAAATACTACTCGAAAGATGCTGAGCTCGTAGGTTCTGCCTCAACTACAATTTCTTTATTTTCTTCCTGCTTTGTAGATAGCATCATTTTCAACAAATCTTCTCTTGAGGCTAAAAACTTCATTTGATGGTCATTAGTTTGCAGCTCTTTTTTATTTTCCACATCCATCTTCTTTACAGTTAACATTGTTTCAGTCTTCTTTTTCTGAATAAGAATCTTAGACAAGGTTTCAATCGCATTAGTAGAGGCATTAACTAATTCTGAATAGGCAGCTATTTCTTCTGGACCTTGTATTGCCTGTACGTTTGTTTCTACATTTCTCATCATAGAAACTGCAGAATTAATAACCTCACTGCTATTCTTTAAGATAAACTCTTCTAGATTATCAGGGGTGGCTGTATCTGTTCTCTGTACAGCAATATTATTCTGCTCAGTCTTTATAGTTTGCAAGTCTGTTAAGAATTGATTAATTGCCTCATCCGGGACATTATGACTATCCATATAATTATTTACTTGATTATTAATTTTTTCTCTGCTATAATCATTTTGTATATGGGAGACCAAATTAAAATTCTATTTAAAAAGACTCATGATCTCGCTAAGTTACCGGTCAAGGCTAATCCTGAACCTGGTACTGGTGATTCCGGTTATGATATATTCGCTGTGGAGGAAACTTATGTCCCTCCTCGTGGTTCAGCAGTTGTGCCTGTTGGTTTGCAACTAGCTTACATTACTCCAAACTATTGGTTCCGTGTTGAACCTAAGAGTGGTTTAGGTTTTAAGTTTCATTTGCAACCGCATTTAGGAATTATTGATAATCAATATCGTGGAGGTATGGGTATTAAAATCTATAACTTTTCTGATAATGGGTATACATACAATGTTGGTGACAAGGTCGCGCAGTTTGTTGTGTATGAGTTGATTAACTCAGTCGTGGAATGGAGTGATAAGGTTTATGAAACAAATAGAGGCTCACAAGGTTTTGGCTCCACTGGCCGATAACATTCAGATTAAAGAAATTACGTTTCTTGAAAACAATGAATGTGATTTAAAGTATCAACTTAAACCTATTTTCTTTGACCTTCTCGAATCCAAAAAATTTAAGAAAATGTTCGAAGGAATGGACCTTGATTCAATCGTAAAAACCGTTATACTCAAGTACTGTGATTAAACCTCCTGCTAGTTTCATTTGGTTTGAAAAATATCGTCCTCAGACTCTGGAAGAGATTATTCTGCCTGAGTCTGTTAAGAACGCTATTAAAGAGTTCGGCACTCAAGAAAACATCCCTCACTTAATGTTTGTAGGTAAACCTGGTCTCGGTAAGACTAGTCTTGCAAAGATTATCGCTAAGAGTGTTATCAAGTGTCAGTATCTTTACATTAACGCTTCTGATGAAAACGGTATTGATGCAATCAGAACTAAAGTTGTATCATTTTCTCAGACCAAGTCAATTGATGGTCGAATTAAAATTATTATTCTTGATGAGTGTGATGGGTTAACTCAAGACGCTCAAAAAGCCTTGCGTAACGTAATGGAAGAGTTTCATAAAGTTACTCGATTCATTCTTACTGCTAATTTTGGTCACAAGATTATCAATGCATTAACTAGCAGATGTCAGAAGTTTGATATTCAAATATCAAAGTCGCAGTTTACAGAACATCTGGCTACTATCTTAACTAAAGAGTCAATTCAGTTTGAGAGTAGCCAGATAGAGTCTATTACAGAACAATATTACCCAGACCTACGTCTTGCTATTAACGAGTTGCAGAAGAATAGTAGGTCTGGTGTATTGCAAGTAAACAATTCAAAGCAGAATATTGCTCTTGTAAAGGGTATTCTTATTAATGTCTTATCAAAGAAAGACTGTACTATTATTCGTAGACATGTAATTGAAAACGAAGAAGTATTTAATGGAGATTACCCTGGCCTTTTGAGACAGTTGTTTAACTTTATCAACGAATTTGAGTTTGATGAAAAAGTAAAGCGTAAAATGCTTGTAACAATTGCAGATCATCTTTATAAATCTGCCTTTGTTATGGATCAAGAGATCAACTTTTACGCTTGCTTACTTGCTATGGTTTAATAACCCTTCATATAACTACCATAACCCATCTTATGCTTTTGGGCACCAGGTAGGTTAGTGTTAGTTGTAGGAAGGTCTCTAACATTCTTATCAGTTTGTGGAATGTTGCCTGGATCTTCATTTCCAGGAGGAGCATCAATCTTAGGATAGCTTGGATGTTGAGTATCCATGTATCTGGCAGTACTGTTAGTTTGAGGTACTGGTACTGGCTTTTGAATTTCGTTATTAGGTCTAACTAGCTTTGGATTTACAGGTGTTTGGGTTCTATTCTCACCACCTGTCATAACTAATTCAACCAAGTAAGAAGGTACTGTTACCTTATCGGTAAATAAACCTGGTGCAATTTCTCTTGTAATATCAAGATAAAAAGCATCTGGTTCATAGTCTTTACCGTTTAAAGAGAACCCGTATGGAGATTTAACATGGCTAACTCTCAAATAGTCCCCAGAAGTAGCTAATTCTCTTAGCATATTAATCTTCTCTACTGATTGGGTCTTTGACCATGGACCAGTAAAAGCTTCTTGTTTAATCTTAACTAGATCACCGCAAAGAAACCCGTTGCGTGTAAATCTGTTATAATGTTCCTCGATAACCTGTTCAAACTTAGATGCCATATATAAATATTTATGTAAAACGGTTAAAAATTTATAAATAATTAACAGATGGCAACAGTAAACTTAAACAATCTTTTTAAGAAGCCAACTAATCCAAATAGCGCAATAAAGTACATTTATCAAGACTTTAATACTCTATCAATGGAAACATTGTATTCTAATGCTATCATAGCTACTAAAGTAAAGACCGATTTAAATGTTTCCTATGATGTTCAAGCAGTAAAGAATAGCGTAATTAATATTTTAACTACTAAAAAGGGAGAAAAAATACTATCTCCAGAATTTGGATTAAGAATAGAAGATTATTTATTTGAACCTGTTTCTGATTCGGTTGCCTCAGCAATGTCTAATGAAATATTGCAGGCCTTATCAGTAACAGAGCCAAGAGTACAAGTAGTGTTTATACAGGTTTTACCTTTCCCTGATTTAAATCAGTATACAATTAACCTTTCTCTAAGAATACCTACTCTTAAAACCTCTTTATCGTTATCAGGTTCAACGGAAAACGGAAACTTAAACTTTACATAATATGGCAACAGGAGTATATCCAGAATTTAAATTGGCCCCAAACGCCTATGTAGCATTCGATGCTACTAGCCTGAAGCGTTTAATGATACAGAGATTAAGCTCTCCATCCAACTCTGTATTTACGGACCAAAACTTTGATGGTAGCAATCTTAACGCCATTATTGATATTGTAGCTTATTCATATCAAACACTTTTGTTTTATTTGAATCAAACTTCAAGCGAATCAGTATTCACTGAATCTCAATTATACGAAAACATTAATAGAATTGTCAAGCTACTAAATTATAACCCAGTCGGACCTCAATCTTGCGCTTTACCTTTTATTGCTGACGCTACTCAACTAGAGGCAGGAGTTTATACTTTACCTAGATATTCGTTTTTAAATATCGCTGGTATAAACTATTCTTTTACTCAGGATATTACATTTGAAAAGACAACTGCAGCTGGTACTGAAGAAATATTAAAGCAGTTTAGCTCTACTTATTTGCTTTATCAAGGTAAAATGGTAGAGTATCCAACACAAACTGCTGCTGGTATTCAGTTTGAAACAGTTGTATTGTTACCTGGTGAAACAGTTATTGTTGATAACTTTAACATTAATGTCTATGTGTTAGAACAACAAAACGGCACTTACTTTGAGTATAAGAGAGTAGAGAGTCTATTCTTATATGGTCCTCAAGACAGAGTTTATGAGTTAAGACTCAATGAGAACAAGCATTACGAAATTAAGTTTGGTGATAATATTACAGGCAGACAATTGCAATCAAATGATCAGATAGCTATTTATTTTTTACAATCTGATGGTATTAACGGTCAGATTAATGCAGGTAAACTTAGCAATATTCCTATCTCTCTTTACAATACTCCAAGATTCAATGCTATTTTTGCTGATGTAAGAGACCAAAACTTAAGTTATTTGACTGCAGTACAGGCGTTATTAGTCAATATTAATAATGATGTTGACTCTACTGCATTTTTTGATGCTGAAACCGTTGAATCTATTAGACAAAGAGCGCCTCAAACATTTACTTCTCAATATAGATTAGTAAATTCGGATGATTATGAGAACTTTGTTTATAGAAACTTCGCTAGCTTTGTATTTTCCACAAAAGTACTAAGCAATTCAGAATATCTTAACACCCATCTCAAGTATTTGACTGATGATTTAAAATTAAATGACCCAGATTTAGATACAAACGAATTTTCTAACCAGATTTTGTTTTCATCTTCATGTAATTTTAATAACGTTTACATTTATTGTGTACCAAAAACATCTGCTTCTAAGATAACCACAATATCTAAAAACAATTTCATTACTCCAGCTCAAAAAAGCTTTATTATTTCAGCTATTAACTCTGTAAAAACAATTACAGCAGACCCAATTGTTATGGATCCAGTATACATAGCATTTAAATTTGGGTTTGGTACTAGTATTGATGACGCTGCTATACAAGATACTAATTTTGGTTCTACTTTATTAGTCTCAACTAATCCAAACGTAGCAGTTAATAAAGATAAGATTAAGAATAATATTGTTACTGCAATTCAAAGCTACTTCGATTTACAAACTTTAGGTGGTACAATAAACATTTCTGACTTGAACACTCAATTATTAAACATTGAAGGAGTTCAATCTATCCAAACAGTAAATAACTCAGGAACAAGAAACGGGTTAAACTTTATTTACTACAACTTTCAATACCCAGACATAGATGTTAAGACAACTGTTTCAACAGTCGTGTTAAAAGAAATAATGTTTCCGTACTTGCCAGATTATAATAATTTAGCAAACTTAATCGTAATTAGATAATGATATCATTTACACTAACAACAGGTCTTAGCTCTACTAGAAATTACACAATTAATAGTAATACAGTTTACCCTGTATCTTCTTATACAGGTTTTCCTGTTACCTTTAGTGTAGATACAACAACAATACCGTATTCTGCTCATAACGATTTTTTCATTTTTAGTATAAATGATGCTTTCTTGTTAAAGCAGAATAATTCTACTTATAATTTTCCTTACCCCGGTGTTTATAAAATAACACTCTTTACTGCTGACTTAAGCGGGGAACCAATTCAAAATTATACTACCTATTTAACAGCCTATAATTTTATCACAGATATTATTAATCCTTCTATAAGCGCAATTAATAATGTTTATAATTCATCTTCTACAGGTCCAACAGGTATTAACCCAAGCAGAGATTATATTAATTCAACAATTTCTGTACCTGCTGCTCAATATACAGATTTAATAACTGTTTATAGATATAATTCTTGGCAGCTATGTTACAGTTTATCTGCTTACGATTATCCAATTAATCTTTATTGTCAAGGTAGCAATTCAAACGATTATGAAAACAGATTCTATTATAGTTCTAACTGGTTTCACTTATTACCTTACTGGCAGTTTAGAGATTCTAATAAGTTAACTATAATTAGATCTTTAAGCACGAATAGTACTAATCTCTATTTAACCTATAACGGTTATACCGGAACAGTTAGCACAGTAAGCGCTGCTAATAGCTTGTTTGTTGGTACAAGTGGTGAGAATTCTTTCTATTTTAAAGACGATAAGGCTTCTACTCCTTTATATTACGATACAATTTATCTAACTCAAAAGCTTAGAGATATTCCATTCCCAGAGTACTTGCTAGAAAACAAATATCTAACTGTATTTGATGAAGGTTTACCAATAATAAACGATTCAAGTACCTATTTTAGAGTAAACGTAGATAATACTGTTCCTAGTTTCTGGAGTTTTACTAACAACGGTTATGTAGATATACAGTTACCAAACATAATGTTCAATGGTTCATATTTTCCAGTCTTTATAGCTCCTGCAGACAGTCAAGGTAATATTTTAAAGTACTATGGAAAGATGAATTATATTTCTCAATCCACCCCATTCAGTGCCTATAATACTTTTAAGCTAGCATTATTATCTGCTACAGGAGCAAAAGATAGTTCTGGTAATAATATTTTACAACCAACTAATTTTCAATTTTTAGAATACCAAAATAACGAAATTAATACTGATACATTAAGCACTTATTATGCAGGTGTTCTTTCTGCTAATTTTACAGCTAATTTTAATTCATTAGGAGCTGTAACAAACTTCTATTTAAGTGCCTACAATCAGGTTATTAATGAACCATATTGTATCAACCCTGTAATTTTATCAGCTTTTGGTATAGTAATAGATTCCGACGGGTATGATCAATACTTAAACGGTGTTTATTTATTTAACTATTATCCAAATGACGTTTTGTACAACGTAATGAAAGTTAATGAGAACTTTGATTATGTAGAAACATTAAAGTCTTATGCCTTGATGCCAAGTCTAAGAGATCAAACAGCGTTATTTGATGAATTTTTTGCTTATGTTGGAGGTAATCAAGAGAGTAGTCCAAATGAAATTGGTAAGAAGTATTACGAAAAAATTGCTAACTTCACTGCTAATAACGCCGATGTTGACGGGGCTAATATTACTGAATTGTATAGTCTTTTTAGCGAAGTTAATTACCAAGATAAAAACTATAATGTTAAATTTCCGGCGGACTTACAAAGAATAATGGATCTGTTGAGCATTAATTATAGTAAATTAATTGGATATAATTCCGGGTACAACGGTAATTATAGAAAGTATGCTAATTTAAATGCTCAATATTCAGAAGTAAATTTAGGTCAACAACTTACAGAGAGTAGCATTGTATCAGCTGGAACAAATATTGTAATTAACCAATACTTTGGAAATATTTACAATACAGTAACTCCTTCTGTTGTTCCTTGTACAACAACTACCTTAGCTAATTATTCTGCAGCTAACCCTGGATGTATTGATATTACGTTTAACGGGTTATCTTCTTATCCATTATCTGGTTATCAAAACAACTGGAACTGGGGACTACCTTCAGATGTAGCCTGGAACTCAATTAGTCAACAGTTTTCTTTTTATCTCCAAACACCAACCAATTTATCTACTATAAATAAACAAGAGAGTGTTATTGATTGGACAAATAATTTGACTACTTTATCAGCCTTACAATACAATACAAATTTACTAACATATTTTACTATGTCTGGTGGATTAATGGAACAATATATTGGTAACACAATAAGAAAGGGTACAGGTTTAATGTAATGAACGGAAATATTGCTTCATTTATAAATTTTTCTAAAACTAGAAAAGGACTATCTCAAAATTCTCCAGAAATAGAGCAAAGCTATAGAGAATATGTAGCTGATAAAAATCTACCACAATCTGATTTTACTGCTGAAGAAAAAAATGTAATCAGAGAAGAGTATATTTCAGCAATACAATATGTTCTACTTAATTTAACAACTCCTCAAGAAAGAGAGTTTTTTAAGAATCTAGACATTAATGATGATAATAACTTATCAACTATTATTCCATTAGTCTCTTCTAAGTTAAAACAAATCGCATTGTATATTGCTAGAGAAAGAAACAAGGCTAAATTTTCTGCGATAAAATATAATTTAAAGGGTTCTAATTTTGGTACTATTGCCTTAGTTAAAAATTACATTTATAATCTCTATAACGACCCAGATTTTACTTCTCTATTTTTAACATTCCCTTCTCTTTCTTCTATTAACTACTTAGATGTAGGTTTAAATTATTACTATTCTAAAAACGTTAATTTATACGACAAAGATTTTAATGTTGGATTAGAGAATCCAGAAGTATATGATGGGGGTAGTTACGAAAAATTAAATCTTCTCTATTTTAATGAAGATCTTTATTTACCAGCCTTAAGCTCTAATATAGTTGCTGAATTTAATAGTCTTAAACCTATATTCTTGGCTACTAATAACAACAAAGTTATTGTTGTCAACAACAAGCAGAGACTACAAATTAAGTATAGGTCAACCAACATTCAGAATTTAGATTCAAAGTACTTTCTTTACGGTGAAAAGACTGAAGAGAACCTAATTTTCAATATCATTAAAAACGGTGTTGCTGGGGCTCAAGAAAGATACGGTTCTAATAAATTTTTAGGTAATAATTTAGTATATGTTTCAGGAGCAAATGCCTCAACTCCATTAACAGGGGCATTAGTAGAGGCAGCTCAGAAGTACGGTAATTTATTAAATTATAGAAATTCCACTCTACAGGCCATTGAGAACTTAACTGACCTAAAACGCTTAACAGAGATTGGTGGGTTCTTTTTACCTTCTAAGCAAGGTTTAAGCATTGCTCTTTCTAAGCATTATAATTACTTTTTAAATACTACTCTTACTGGAGTTAATTACACCGTTGATCCTAACTACGCTGTTAATCCAAGAGGTAATTCTAAACTTGAATACCCTAACGTCTACTATTTTTCTGAAAATGCAGCCTGGATAATAAATGATATTTCTGGTCAATACAACTGGGGTTACATAAAAGATACAAGGCCTTATCAGAAATTCTTTGGTTATCAATCATACGAAGAAGTAAACTACGAATATCGTTCTGGTATTAACAAGGTAACAGATAGCTTTGATTTCTTTACTGGTTCAGAGAAAAATGTTTGGGCAAATAAAGATGTTTATCCTTCTCAAATAGGTAACCCTCTTCCTATTGATAGTAGACAAGAAAGCTACAACACCACAATTGAAGATATCTATAGATGGCAAAGTGATATATACGGTAACAACTTTGCTCTTTATAAGAGACTAAACAACTACGGGGAAATTATATCAGGTATGACTTTATATAATAACCCTTCTGCATTTGATTTAACAGATTTCTTGCCTATTTCTGGAGTTATTACTGCTTCTGATCAACCTGTATTTTTAAATACTAATTCTCAATTCGGTACTACATTTGAATCTCTTGATCAAACACAACAATACAACTCTATAAACGAGAAAGATCAAAAACTAGGAGAAGTATATGTTAGATCTTACAATAATACTGCTTTAAAAACATTATCTAATGCGTTTAGCGCTGTGTTCTCAAAGTATAATTCTGCTGTAAAGGCAGAAATTGAAACTTCTGTAAAAACATTTAATATAATCAACGACGTTATTATAGTTAAAACAACTAACTATAACATTATGGAAAGATATTTGTATAATATTGACGAAGATTCTTTTGCACCATATTTTACTTTTAGAACCGAATTGCAGTAGTAAAAAATAGTTTTACTATAAATATTAACAATGGCATGCTCTGTAACAAATTTGACTGGGTCGTTTGGAAGTTGCTCAACTGATATTTTAGCAAGCAATTTTAACAAGGATTCTGTTTTTTGGTATATAGAGAATGAAGATTCAGTATATAACTTTAAGCTAACTCTTAGCCCATTTCTTTCTAGTACACCTATTAAGATTTTATACCCTGAAGTTGAAATAATAAATGTAAAAACGTTATCTAAAACTATTTCTTTCCCACCTTTTAACGCTTCTAATCCTGATACTTTTGCTAGTTTATTAGATTTTTCTTTCTGTAATCAAGATAGCGGTCTAGAGTATAACATAGTTAGTATTGATGAGCCAGTTTTAAATTTTAATTCTGTAGATAATATTTTTGATTTATCTTTTATAGGTAGATTTAGAAAAGGGGTTGATTCCTTTGCCATTTACAACTATAGATTTTTAAAGAACAATCAGATTTTAAATCCTTACGCAGTAAATGTTTATACTCCAAATCAATTAATATTCTCAACTAACTTTGCAGATGGTTATTTTTCTCCGTTATTAAACGTACAAACCTATCCAAAAAGTGTTGGACCATATTTGTACCCACAACCTAGTTTAGATTATACTACTTGCCCAGTTGAAGATTACCCTTGTACATATGTCCCACCTTGTCAAGATATTACGATTGCTCACAATCTAGCAAATGATAGTATAAAGTTCAATTGCAATAGTGTAGATGTATTGAGTACTTTTGCTCATAATGTTACTTTCTTAAATTATATAAGCGGTTTAGATCCTCAAAAAGACATTACAATTATTTTTGATGCAGCTGCCTATTATTATTACAACCCTATTTTAAATTTAGGAACATATAATAACAGCGAATTATGTTCTACTAGAACGACAAACATTGTCCCTGCATCTGGTCAAGGAGAAGGTTTCTGTGTTTATTTTTATCAATTAACAAGCTATAAAGATTTTATTGGTTCTGGTCCTGGTACATGTTTAGGTTATGCTCCTGTCTCTGCTGTGAGTGTAGATGTAGATAATGGGTACCCAATGAATTTTAATCAAGGCATGTATGGTGGTTATGTTGGTGTAGGTTTTGATATTGGTGGTTCTTTTGGAACTAGAACAGAAGGTAAGCCTGTAAACGGTGTTCCTGGTCCATACTATCCAACACCAAATTCAATTACAATAAGAGCAGGTCAAGACGAAAACTTTGAAGTTCTACAAACTACAAATGATGTAAATACATATAATTTACTTTTAGCCCAACCAGTATCTTCTGTTGCTGATGTTATTTTTAACACATATAGAGTAATATTAGACAACAATGCCAATAGAGTTAGAGTCGGTGTTTTAGATTGTGTAACAAATGAATTTCTTGATATTTGTTGTCAAGAATTAAATTATGAACTTAGCTGTGATAAGACACCTTCTATTTTGTATACAGGTTTAAGTTTTTCAACTGGTGCTAATATTTGTCATTTTGAGTTAAAAAATTATACTATTGTTGGCAAATCGTTAGCACCTGAGGGTGGAGATGCTTGTGGTAGAACTCATATTAATACACCAACTCCAACTTGCCCTATTGTATTTGTTACAGCCACCCCCTCTCCCACTGCTTCATCTCCTGTAACACCTACACCTACACCTACTTTAACAACTACCCCAACCCCTTCTCCAACTAAGACTAATACACCAACTGTAACTCCAACTAGTACACCAACTGTTACACCTACATCTACAGTAACTCCAACTGTTACCCCAACTGTTACCCCAACAGTTACTTCTACACCAGGGGCGGTACCAGTGTCTCCAACACCAACCCCAACAGTTACTGTTACTCCAACAGTTACACCTTCTCCTGTAGCTACTGGTGGATTGACTTTATGCATACAAACACCTAATACTGGACAGTATCTAAGTAGCTTTAATGCTTGTAAGGCTTATGTAAAGAATCAGCTTGATTCAGCCTTACCGCCAGTAAACGGAGTATACTTAGATGTTTGGAAGATTCTACAATATCTCAATTACAGATTACCAACCGCTCAAAACATTGGTACTTTAGCTAGCGGTGTTAACAATTGGGGATTTGCAGGTAATACTACAACTAATTATTATGTAGTTTATTCTCCTGTAGGTAACAACACTACAAGTTATGGTGGGGTTGTTCTAGTAAGAAGAAATTCTGATAATGCTATAATAATTGAAGCAGAGCTTGATTTCGTAAGAGCTGATTCCTTTATTGAATCTTATATTAACTGGTGCACGGTATATATTAACAAACTAGTATGATTAAAGTTAGTTCAAATTATTTTTTTGACCCTGTTTCCAACCAACTGTTAGCCTTAACAGCTTGTGTTGATCCAGAGGATTTTAATACATCTAGCTATTCTTTATCTGTTTACGGTTCTACTAATTTAGTTTTATCTCTTTCCAATATTGCTCAAGAATACGAACCATACGAAAAAATAATTGTAGACTGGGACCAAGGAGAAGAAAACGATGTTGTTAATATAAATTTTAACTCCCCTAATGCTTTAACTGCTAATGTAATTGAGAATTTCTTCGAAACTACTACTGCAAATGATGGTATAAACACCTTTAATATTACTTTAAGTTTATTTAGAATACCAAAAGCTGGTTTAGAAGATTTAATTAATATTGAATTAAATGTTTACCAACCTGATTTTTCAGATGAGTATAATATTAAACTGCTAAAAAATTATAATTACTTTAATAAAGATACCAAGAAAAATAACTTGGTAATGTTTTTAGAGCAGCAAAACAATAATGGTTTATCTTTAGTTTATGATGAAATAGAAAATAATGTTGCTACTTTTGTTGATACTCCTATCTCAGCAGCAGCTGTTTCATTTGTTCCTAATTATACCTTGAGTGGTATTCCTGTTTATTCCTTAAGTGGTTGTGATTGTAATGCTGCAATAACTCTTAACAGAGCTAGCGATGGTGTTGGACCTGCAATGGTTAAGTGTAAGGTTTCTTTGTTAAATACAAGTGTTACAGGGTTATCAAGTGTAATATTTTATAACGTCTCTTCTTATTTTGATTCTGCCTTAACCTATACAAGCAAAATTTTAAATTGGCCTTGTGATATTACTGGCAATTTGTCTTTTAATGTTCCAATTTATGTTCCTGCTAGTCTAATAAGCCGAGGTCAAGTATTTAAAATTGAACTAGAAAATTATTTTAATAGTTTTATATCTCCATTTTCTTCTTTTGCATATGGTTTAATTGGCCCGTATAGCAACTGTGATATTGATTTATATCCATGTAGTTCTGCTCCTTTACCTCCTTGCCCCACATCTTCAGTAACCCCTACTGTTACTCCTACCCTTACAGTAACACCAACAGTTACAGTAACACCTACTAATACAGTAACACCTACTAATACAGTAACACCTACAGTTACTCCAACAGTTACACCGACTTTAGGAACTTCAGAAACTCCAACTCAAACAGTAACACCTACAGTTACTCCTACACCTACAGTTACTCCTACACCTACAGTTACAACAACACAAACATTAACCCCTACAGTTACTCCTACACCTACAGTTACCCCAACTACTTCAATTACACCTTCTGTAACACCATCCCCTGGAGCACCACCATCACAAACACCTACACAAACACCAACTAATACAGCTACCTCAACTACTACTCCTACTCAAACACCAACTAATACACCTACTCAAACACCTACTCAAACACCAACTAATACCGC